TTAGGGCATCGGAACATCATAAACACCAGTGTTAATTGTTTCTAATTTTTCTTGAATAAAACTTTTTAATCCAGGAATGTCTAACTCTTTAACTTCATCTTCGTAATAAATATATGTAAAATCATCTTCGATGTCATGTACTTTAATAATTCGTTTGCCTACTTCTTCGTCAAATTCTGTGCTTAGTAATTCATATCTCATTATTATCACCTCACTTTTTTCAAGATTAGCATGAATTTGGTGAAAAATATCGTTTTATACATATATTGACACGTAATGTTCATATTTGTGTAGCCAAAGAGTCTTATTAAATACAAAAAGAAAATTATTAAAAGAAAAGGAGCGATTAGAAAATGAGCGATCAAAACGATAATAAAGGAACATCTACATCACAATTGAAGGCATCAAGAAATTGGGAACAAAAGAATCGTAAAAAAACCACAATAGATAATTATAAAAGATCTGCAAGATCATTCATTAGAAATCACGCAGAACAAGAAGATTTAGAGGAATTAAAAAGGCTTATAATTGAAAGAGAAAAATCGTTGAAGGAATTGGAATGATTATTAAATCAAAATTATATGGAATGAGTTAGAATGATATAATTTCATATATACTTGCCGATTATAAAAAACTAATAAATTAAGCCCCCACAAAGCGTGAGGGCTTTTATTTTTATCACAATTGTTCAAGTAGTTTTTTTAACTAGTAAGTATATAACTAAAACAAGCCAAATAGGAATCCAAATAAGAGGATTACTAACAAGTACCATTGCTGTTACCCCTATTATAATTACTATTGATTCTCTTTTTCTCTGTAATTTTTTTTGTGAAGCAATAAATGCAATAAGCAGAATTGCGATTATAAAAACTACTATATTAAATGTTAAATTTTCCAAAAAAACATCTCCTTAAATATACAATTTTTGAGAATTATATGGTAATATACTTATTATACTAAATAAATTTCATAGGAGGAATCGTTTTGAAGAAAAAAGTTTTAAAATTTTTTACAGGTCTTATTTGCGCAACTTTAATTGTAGCATCTGTCGGACCATCAGTAGCAGAAGCAAAAAGTGGTGTTGTTCAAAGTAATGAGCAGGAAGAAATTTTAGAAAACGAACTTCAGGATATTGATGCAAGTCTAGATATATTAACTTTAATTGAAGATCTTCCTGAAGAGATCGCTGAAAATGGTATTAATGAAAGTGTGATTTGGTTAAATGATAATAAAGGTGAGACTTTTGCAAATCAGGAATTTGTTGCTAATGGAGAATACTTAGAATTAAAGGACGTTACTAATAAAAACCTTATACAAATGGCAAGTGTTGGTGGATGTGTATGGGGGATTGCAAAAGCAATTGCAATGAACGCTCTACCTTGGAGTAAGATATTGAAAATTAAAAAGGCCGTCAAAATAATGGGTGGCACTAAAGTTGTAGCAAAAACTGTTATAAATGCGTATAAACACCAAAGGAATTTAGGTTATGGAAGAGCAAAGGCTATTAAAAGGGCTATGAACGTAACCAAAAGAGCAGTTCCAGGTGAGTATGTAAAACATTGGGTTGAATTATTTAGTTTAGGCGTTGTTAAAAAACAATGTTTTTAATTTAATAAAATAATAGATTGCTAGAGTTATATCTTTTATTTTAAGTCCCCAATTTTGGGGACTTATTTTATTATAGTTTACCTTTATTTAATCTACGTTGTAATTCTTTAATCATAGCCGATGGATCGCTGATAACTTTATCGTAAGTGGTGCCTAAATACTTTTGTAGCTTACCAACTGTATTAGGTCCTAACAACCCATCTTGTTTTGCTCCGATTAACTCTTGCAACGCTTTTACAACTAGGCTGCCTTTTTTACCAGCACCAAACTTAATACCACTAACAAATGCATCTGTAGCTTGATTGTGCACTTGATCGCTAATATAGCTATCTGCTGTCGTGCCTAACTCTAATTGTAATGATTTAATCGTATTCTTGCCTGGTACTCCATCAACTTTTAAATTAGCTTTTTTATTGCTATCAGGAGTATTACTTGATTTAGATTTAAGGTTCGGTTTCTTTCCTGCTTGTAATTGTGATAACGATAAACCACCAGTCATTTCAAGATGCGGATAGTCTCTGAAACTTGTCCAATCTCCACCCCACGCAAAACCTAATGATTTGGCGATTGCAGCTGCACGTTTCCATTTAGAGTTTACATCCCAAATAGCATCTTCGCCATCATCGCTTACAAGAAAATAATCAACAGCCAACCCGTAATTATGCTTAGATTGACCTGCTTTAGCATTAGTTATGATGTTACCGCTAGTTGTACGCCCTTGATTGTATAAATCTGTCTGACTATCGTTACTGCGATATCCCTCTGAAATCTGTACATAAATACCCTCTCTGTAAGCAAGTTTAATTAATTCTAGTGCTGCAGCTGTAACAACTGCGTGTGAATCACCAATATTTTTAATCGATCGATCTAACAAAGTTTGTAATGATACTTTCATTATAAATCTCTCCCTTTAATTAAATTAAAAAGGACACCTATTCGGCATCCTTCGTGTTTCCTTCTCTTTTGTTTACTGCTAATTCAAACAATCCTGTTCCTGCTAGCCCTGCAAAACCACCTGCCCATAGGCGCATGATTAGATCAAGATCACTAAACGGATAAGCTACTGCACCAATTGCAATACCTACAACGAAACTTACTGCAGGTACAATGTTTTTTGGTAAGTTGACTGTTTTTTTAACCAATTCAACTAGCGCTGTTACGATTGGCAATAATACTGTAGCGAAAATTAATACCTGTTCCAACTCCTTCACCTCCTTTCAATATATGTATTGTAAAAGTAGCTTGACTGATTGGATTCACAAACTATTAGACAAACTGAAATTTCACACACAAATAAAAAATCAGCCCTTCTCTGGACTGATTTTGTCAATTCTCTTATGTGCTTGTTTGCTCGATTCTTCTACCCTAGTTACTCGCTCAGATAAATGGTTAATTTGCTTTTCATTTGCTTTTAAATCAATTCTTATATCATCTACACCTTTTCGGATATAATCTAATCCCGCTTTAACCTCAGCGTTTTCTTTCGTATCGCTTTTTGTTAAATTTGTTTTCTTTGATTGATAAGTAAGATAAGCGATAATAACACTTAATATTGCTATAAGAGCAGATCCGATTGATATTAAGGTACCTAGTTCCACTGTCATTCTCCCCCCTCTGTTCTTTTATTTTTTGGTAAATAAAAAGCACCTCACTTGAGATGCTAAACTTTAAACCAATCTCTTATTTCTTTTAGTCCCTTATACGTCTTCATAAGTGCTGAATTGTCAGTCAAGTATTCTTCACCTTTTATGGTTAGTTTGACTGAATTAACATCAACGCTTGGGCCCATATAATAGTCGACTTCCCTTATTAATCCTTCGCTTTCCAAGCTTTCAAATATCTTTACAAATTCATCAGCACTAATCTCTAAATCCTCATGCGAAAAGTTTTTGTTTCCTTTTTCAAGTTCTTTCAAGACAGCTAATCTCATTTTTTTGTTACTCATTTGATTACCGCCTCCTCTTATTCCTAATTCGACAAAAGGAAGGAAATTCCTGCATAAAAAATACGCCTATTCGGCGCTAACTTCTTTCATTGGATCGGTACTCTTATCTTTTTCAGTTGGTTGCTTCATCAATTTTCGTAATGCGAGATTTTCTGCTTGTAAAAGAGCATTCTCTCTAGATAATTCCCCTACATTTCTAGTTAGGCTGTCGATAACGTCTTTTAAGTCAATTTGTATTTCTTCATTCATTTTTTCAATTCCTCTCTGCATATACTCATATAGCTTCTACTAGATCATTAACTAATTGTTTTAATTCTTTTATTTCGGCACGATGCTCCTGTGTGATCTTCCATAAAACAGAAGTGATTGAATAAGTATCAACACCATCTTCATCACGTAATTCTTGTGGTACTTCTTCATTCATCATACCGATTTTTGGTTTGTCGTAGATGCCAGCATCTACGTTTGTTTTAATATGGTATCTGTATATTTCTGTGTTATCTATTAACATATGTGCATCATAAAGAGAAAAACCAGTAATATTGTCCTTGTATTCTCTTGATGATGAAGTAGGGTGTGAACTAGCACGAACTGGTTTATAACTACTATAAGTTCCTGGTGCTACCACACGTAACTCATCATTACTACGTGCATACACTTGATTTGTAAGTGATTCTAGCATTGCACTCTTTCCTGATTGAAATAAGGTATCATTATTACCACTAACATAATTTTTTGCACGTATATCTTTATAGTTAGAACCACTCATCCAATCTGTAACCCTTACTTCTGTGTTTCCTGTTTGTAGATATACGTAGTGGTTCTGACTTGCTAAAGCAACATAACCACTTCTAGCCTCAATTCTATAATCTCCACTATTATTTCTAAATACAGTAGAATGCACGACTACATCACCTTTAGCATCTAAAGATAAGTCATTTCCACTACTATAAATGGAACCAGTAACACCATCTCCATCATACCAATCATCAAATCCAATTGCCCCCGTGCCTATGAATGTACCGCCACTCTTCGTACTACCACTATTCATATAATGCTCAACAGCAACACCAAACTTGCTTATCTCAGTTTGACCATATACCGAAAGATTGGTTTCACCCGATTTCATTGTGATACGACCATCATCTATATGAAATACACCTTTCTGGTTTTTCTTTGCCCACGCACTATAATAAATCCCTTCAGAATGTATCATGTTATTTTCTACTGTCGTGTAATTGTTGCTATCTATACTCGATTTGAACACTGCCCGTATTGCTGATAGGGATGCTGTGCTTATGTGATTTGTGGTTAGTGTCTGTGCACGTACACTACCGCCGTCGATTTCCACGGTATTGGAATAACGCCAATTGGCTACGAGATCCTTTGATGGATCAAATCGTGCCCTAGAATACTCTTCTGCATTCGATTGTGCTGCATTCGCTTTGTTTTGTGCTCCAGATGGCGTTTCTTTTGTTGTTGGGTCATAACCACTACCGTAGGATGTATTGCTATCAACGATATTAGGTCCTTGTGGTCCAGTGGAACCAACATCTCCCTTGTCACCTTTAATTAATACCCATTTATATTTACTTGGGTCTGTAGAATCTGCGGACGTAAAATCCGTGTATGTGCCGATATACGTTTTACCTGCAGAAACTGTTGTACTGAACCCGCTAGTACCAGTAGAATTAGTGGCATAAGCTGTATGGAAATATGGTGTCTGACCATTCTCACCTGAAGGACCTTGTACACCTTGGCTACCATCAGCACCCTTGATTAGTGACCATTTATAGAGAGAAGGATCTGTACTCTGCGTCTCAGAATTACTAGTGTACATACCAATATATTGTTTACTAGTTGGATCGATTGAGAATCCATTACCAGTAGAGCTATTGGCATAAGCGATATGAGTATAGGCGGATAGGCCGTCCGTTCCTTTATCTCCCTTAATAAGCGCCCAATTATAATCTGTAGGTTCGGTTGATTCAGTGGCTGTTGTCTTGTTTGCTGCAATACCTATATGTGTCATTCCATCTGAGAAATTACTCATATTAGTACCACTAGAATCCTCTGCATATCTAATCCACGTATAAGTTGGTTGTCCATCTGCTCCTTCTGGACCTTCTACACCTTGTGGTCCTTGATCGCCTTGATCTCCTTTTTCGCCCTTAATTAATGACCATGTGTAATCAGTAGGTTCGGTAGATTCGACAGCTGTGGATCTATTATATGAAAATCCGATATACGCCTTATTGTCTGGAAAATTAGACATGTTCTCCCCTGTGTCTGAATCAGCATATCTTACCCATGTATAAGTTGGCTGTCCATCTTCACCCTTAGAGCCTTCTATACCCTGCGGTCCTGCTGGTCCTTGTGGTCCACTAGGACCAACTTTCCAGACTAGATCTATGTCACTCCATATCTTCCATATTACGTTGTCGGGATCCGATGTATCTACCCAAATCAAATCCTTTTCCTCTGGCTCTGTATCACTCTCTACACGTTTTTTCTCAGCGTAGTTTGTCGTGAATTCCTTGGATGTCTGTAGGTTTGCTTTAGCTTGATCTATCCTTGCCTGCTCTTCTGCTGTTATTAATTCTTTGCTTATATTCAAGGCTTTGGCTTGTAACCTAGACGGTAATTCTTGCTTATCAATGCCGTTTATCTTATCAAATTCACGTTTTATCTTGCTAATTAAGGTTGGTCTAGCCTCGCCAAATACGGCTTCCAAGATAAAACCGCCCGCTTCATGTATTTCAACAAACTCTGTGATAGGGGCATTCATCATGATATTCCACTTTTTATTTAGGACAGTAACCATATCACCTAACCTAAAATCTTTGCCGTATTCAAATGCTGTACTTAACGTTAGTTGATTGGTTCTGGCATCCCATATAGGTGTTAATATCTGCGCTTCAAGATAAAAATTTGTGTTGAAATCCTCTTCTAATTTTTGCATGCCACGTTCTATTAACAATTCTTCTATTTCTTCATCAGTGAGTTTTCCCTCTTCTGATTCTGCATTATCTTCACTATCACTGTCGCTACCATTGCCTATGTCATTGGCATCCACGAATACCTCTAATCTATCAATACCAGCAGCTTCACCAACGGACAATATTTTACGTTCAGTACCCTCGCCTTGACCACCAACATAAGATACATTCTTAAAACCACTGTTTGAATCTACAAAATTTTGATTTTTTATTGTGGCAAAATCAGGGCTAAAATATATCGGCGTATTACCGAATGGATTATCTTGCGTAAGATCTCTTGTCTCAACTACGTCAAATATCCACTTCTTAGCATTTAAATCAGCATACATTATCCATCCTAGATTTCCTCTTTTACCAATGGTAGTCAATTCTTCTGATATAGGCTTCAACCTGGATTCATATGATATGTGCCAACCACGCTCCAAATCGGGCGCTATTTCGATATTACGCATCTTTCTGTTTGGATCACTTGGGTTCACAAAATGTCTAGCTATATAGTGTTTCATTACCGTTTCCGCAGGACCACTTTTGCGGTCGTGGCTATCATTTATTGGCGGAACTGTAATGCGTTGATCCGTCACACCTTCTAATGTCACACCGATTATCTTCCAATTCTCCGATGATTTTCCGTTCTCATCTAAGCCAATCTCTCTATGTCTTATTAACATAGATTTTTCGCCTTGTTTATCAATTACGATGACATTGCCTTTTTGAAAGTATTCTGACCCTTCCGTATATTGATTAATGTGCAACTCAAACGTTCCGACTTCATAAAATTTCGGGCCGTATTGCAACGATATATAATTATCTGTCTCATGCAATAAATCCAAATATGGCGAGTAAATCCGTATGGGCATTTTATTCATTAGAGTACACTCCCTTTAGGAAATTTTCGCTATTCTCTGTTTAACTATGTCTGGCTTTGGTGATGTGCCACCCGTGTTAAACATTATGGCTCTAATACTGACTACATCTCCTGCCTCGAATCTGTCAATACCGTTTGCAATTACAAAATTATCATTGGCTGATTGCAAGACTTTCGCTACTAAGGGGAATGATTCTGTGCCATTAACAAATACATATATTTGTATATCTACCCCGATAGGAAATGGTGTGCCTCCACTAAATCCAATTTCCGTCCAAAGATTATATATGCCACCAGCCTTTACAGTAAAGGAAGTAGAAGATGTTATCTCATTTTGTTTGTCTTCAACGATCGTACCAAAAGGTAATGTCCGAGCTGTCCCTTGAGTAAAAGTTAGACCCGAAAAATTGTCTGCCTTAATAAATGACTGGTTTAACAGGGATACTGTACCACCAGAATCTATCTCCATTCCCCGATAGATATTGTGAAGTGGAATATAGCCACATACTGCAGTATTTGTTCTTTCGTCTGTTATTTCGCTTGCTTCAATAAACGACTTACCTGCTTTGATAAGTACTTGTGCTACACTCATCTCGAATATATAATTATCTCTCGTCAATGATGGCGGTACGGGATTTGAACTAGCTGCGCCCTTCTTAACATATGCATATACCCTGCGTTCCTCTGGATTGTCATCAAATGCCACGACAATTCTATCTATTCTATCTACAGTAGGTTCAGCAGTCTCATGCACCATGTCTCTCAATGCTGTATTTTCGTACATGTAACCATTGGCAAACATGTACCCCGCACCAATTCTAGTAGTCATGTTCGCTTTTGGCTCCACTTTTAGATCTGGTAAAGATAAAGTATTAGACACGCCGTTTCCTATAATTTGTGCGTGATATCTTGCGAAGTCTGCAGATTGGTAGATTCTTTGCTCTGTGTTTGTATCATCGAAAAAATAGCTTCTTTCCATATATACTCACGTCCTTTCCATAAGAAAAAGCATCTCTAATTGAGATGCTTAAGTAGTTAGTTTTCTTCATCTGATCCAACCTTATATGTGTTGGTATCGAGTTTTATATCACCCTGATAATACTGATATGAAAAGCCGCTTTGACCTTTAATATCAACTATAACCGCAGGGGTAAAATAGTTATCAGAAATAACATCGACACTGTACTCTTCTTCCAATAAACGCAACTTCTTTGCAAAGTCTCTTATTTCATCTTTTCTCAACATATCACCTTCTTTCTAATCTTTGAAAATATATTTTTGACTTTCTTGATTGAGAAAAGTTAAGGCTTGAGAAAAAGTCTTTAAAACTTCCTTACCTTCAATATGTTCAATGTAATTCTCTTTTTGATTTTTATGCAATCCATCTAAAGTTTTCCCTGGTATCCAAAACACTTTGATTTCTGGGAAAGTCATTGGAAATGAAAAGGGGAACTTTCTTCCACCTTCTTTTTGATTAATTTCAAATAAATCCATGTTGTGCTTGACCATATTATAAGCATGCCTTAAACCACTCATAATTTTACCGCCATCAGAATTATCTCTTTTAGATTCATAATTTGAATCCCCATTTTTTTTATGCCATTCATCTGTCGTTAACACCCACAAAAGCAATTCTCCTGTTGAGGCATAAATTTCATGATTATTGTTTTCTTCTATTGCTTTTTCTAATCGATTATAGGCTGTTCTTGAAGAATACATATTGAATTTTAGCCTCATCTTATGTTGAAACAACTTATCCGACATTTCGTTTCCTCCTCGAATTGTATAAACATCTAATCTATCCAATTCGACAGAAGAATTGAAACATCCTCCTATATTCCAACAAAATAGTTATGCCATGCTATCGATACAATAGCATTCCTAGTGCCCGAATCTGCCACATGTTCTATTTCATTCTCTCCTTCATCCAATTTCCAAAAATCTGAATCACTATCCAAGAATCCAATAGCCTTCTGTATTGGATATCCATCTCTATATATCTCAACTCTCTTATTGTTATCGCTAGTATCTATGTGTAATATTTCATCTGATGACAATGACCTGTTTATTTTAATGAATTGCCCTGTTGTTTTATTTGTTATTCTTGGGTTAGTAATAGGACCCTGTATGTCTATTGTTACTGGTGCTTCTATATCTCCGTCGTTGGTTATAATAGTTGCGTCACCACTTATACCAAAGCTTACAGGAAACGAAAAAGGAAAGTGGAATTTGCCAGTATATGCTCTTAACGCTCGGCTTACTTCTTGCGGATCACGCCAATATGGATAAAGTGCAATTAAGTCAATGGTACCGTCTTGAAATCCACTTCCCCTTGAATCTCCACTAGGAAAAAAAGGAGAAGTTTCTAATTCGACATCGATTATTCTTCTGATGTCACCATCTCGATATTGCAACTCCCCTCTCAATTTAGGGTTACAAACGGCTGATAACATCCTTCTATAATCATTTAATTCTGATTTACTGTTGGCTAATATGCTAAAAGTTAATGGTATCGCCCTATCATCTAACAAAGTATCTGCATGTGTACTCCCGTCCTGATAAGGTGACTTTTGGCGTTGGACATCCGCCTCCACTCCACCTAATCCCTCAAACGACGATAATATAAAGGGAGGACTATAACCAAAAGTAATACTTTTACCTCTCTGGTTCGTATATATGAGTTCCAATTATATTCCTCCTTCCATTGCCGCACGTTGCCACATTTGTTTTTGTTTTCTTGTTATTTCGCTTGGTGTCATTTCTTTGGTTGTATAGGTGTTATTAAAAGTAACATTAGTGTTATTTTCGTTTGTTTGTTGCGTTTCTGCATGTCTCTTAGTCTGTATTAAGCCTTGACCAGCAACGGTAGCATTAACTTGAGGACTAACATTTCTAATTACTTTATTAACAGAATTAGCAATTGTTTTTTCTTCATCGTCTACACCATCAGTAAAACCACTAACCATGTTGCGCCCCCACTTAACGATGTTACGACCTTCGCCTTTTTTGGCGGGAGAGTTAAATCCTAAGAAATTTTTAACGTTGTCCATAACACCTTTGGCTGCGTCAACTACTTTAGTACCCATGGCCTTTATGCCGTCAACGAAACCACCTATCATATTTTTGCCCCAGTCAACCGCATCGTCTTTGATGCCAGTGAACCAACCGCTAATACTAGTCCAAAGACCAGAAAAAGCACCAGATAACATCGACCAAGCACCAGATACAATGCCTTTGATGCCATTCCATAAAGCGCTCCATATATCGCTAACCGCATCGCTCATACCTTTGAAATCTCCAGTAAGTAAAGAGCTGAAAAATTTAACTATACCCATAATTACACCTACTGCCGTTTCAAATACAGAAGAAATTATTTTCCAAGCACCTTTTATAACTCCTGTAATAATAGGCATGACAAACTCAATAACGCCTTTAATAAATTTAAAAGCATTATCTACAGCTTTCATAATTTGTTCGCCGTTTTCGTTCCAAAATTTCATTATTTTCTGAAGTTGTTCTTGAATGAACGGTACAACTAGATTTAATATTTCTTGAATGATAGTCCAAATTGCTTGAAAAACTACTTCGACAGTTTGCCATATTGTGTTGAAAATGTTTTTTGCGTTTTCTATCAGCATGGCGCCATTTTCTTGCCAAAACTCATAAATCATTGTTAATGTTTCTTGTATCAATGGCAAGATAAAATTCATTACTTCTTCTACGGCTGTTTTAATACCTGTAAAGACTTCTTTCCAATATTCGATAAGTAACCCTAGATATGTTTGGAAAGTCTCCCACACTAGAGATAGTGTATCTGAGCTACCATCCGACCATTGCGTTAGCCAACCGATAAACGATTGTATCCACGCTGTGGCTGTAGTGAATATATTTTCGATGAATCCGAAGACGACACCGAATACCGCTTGTATCTGTGGCATATACGATAATATCCAATCCATCATAGATTGAAATATCGGCATTAGTTCCGCCATGATCTTCTGTCCAACCGCTCCGAATGTTCGTTTCAAGTTATCCCATGTATCTTGAAACTTTTCTGCGGAAGCTAATGTATCTCCACCTATAACGATCCCTAATTCTTCTGCTTTTGCTTTTGCTTCTTCTATGGTGAGTGCGCCATCTTTAAGCGCAGGCATTAAATCCCTAGCCATCTTAGTTCCAAACAATTCAGAAGCCTTTGCCGATTTCTCTTGTTCGTTTGTCATACCTGATAACGTTTGAATAGCTGTAGACATTGCGTCATCAGTCGATATAGTACCGTCTTTAACACCTTCCATATCCACGCCTAAATTAGTTAAGGCACTTGAATACTTTTCGTTACCTTCTGCAGCTAAACCCATACGTTGATTCAATCGCCCTACCGCTCTTTCTAACGTTTGTGAAGAAATACCATTTTGTCCTGCCCAGTATTCCATTTCTTGCAACGCATCGGTTGTTATACCTAGCTTTGGCGCTGTCTTAGCTATCCTGTCAAATCCTTGCGTAGTCTTTTCAACCATAGCAAAGGCGGCAGTTCCTGCAGCGACCATAGCACCGCCGATTAGAAGTCCTGCTTTACCTACTTTTTTTGCAGTCTTACCCATCTTCGAACCTAAGCCACCCACTTTTTTATCTATTCCATCTAGCGCGCTGTTAGCTTCTTTCTGTCCTGTTAGATCAATCTTCCCTGCTATTTTAAATAGTTCTAGCATCTATTCACCTTCTTCCTGCAAAAGGCATTAAAAAAAGACCTATTTAGATCTGTTCATTGATTTCAATATGGATTGTGCATCTTCTAATATTTGTTCGTCAGTCAATTGTTTTGTCGTTTTAGCTTTCTTGGCTTTTTCAATGTATTTGTCAAATGGTACGAATGTCTTTTCTGTAAACTTCGCATAATCAACTAACCATTGTTCCCAAAGCATACTGTATTGTTTTTCTTCAAATTCCTTATTAATCGATTCGCCCAATAAATCAATAAGCACATCATGATCTAACTGCATAATAAAAGACATATCACTATATCTTTTTAACAGTATGTCGTATGCTTCTAAGTCGCTGACTTGAAGGCTTGTTTCAAAAAAGCCGATAGTTTCTCTTGTTTCTGTAGATGTTTAATAACGTTAGGTAATAATTCAAATTCATCATTCTGCATGTCTTCTACACTAACCCCTGCCACATCAGCTAATAACTCGAATAGTTCAGTTTCAATCTCTGGTACTACTTCTAACACCTCAAAGATCATCATAACCCCGTATTCATCATCACTTAAGGATAGGTTTCCTTCTTCATCTCTAGGTAATTCCATCTTTAATATCTTGTCTTTTAATTTAGCTTTACGAACGATCTTCATTATTTTAAATAAGTCTTTGTTATTTAGATATCTCAATTGTTTTCCTCCTTATTAAAAAAGAGCAGGCATTATGCCCACTCTTAAGCTACTACTTCTTTTGGCCAGTAAATTTCATAAGCTACTTTACCTGATTCGATATCTTCAAAATCTGCGTGTGCATGGAATACGATTGGCACTATTGCTTCGTTATCGTCTTCACTGGTCAAAGTGAAACCTTCTGCAGATAATGCATTTTTCAACATGATTACTACAGGTTTTTGACTGCCACTTAAACGACCAACAAAAGACACGTTATCAAGATAATCTGCGTCCTTAATAGCTGACCGACCCGTAATGATGTCGAAATTGTCATCCGTTTCATCTATATCAGCAGGTCCGATTGCGTTTTTAATGTTCTGCGCTGTCAATTCTTTTAAGTTTACCGTTAATTGAGCTTCATGTGAATTAACAAACTTTAAACCTCTAATTCTAGTTTTGACACCATCTAACTCTGGCGCTCGCGTTTCAATTTCAACTTGAAATTCGTTTCCTCCACTAGTCGCACCCATTACCTCGCCTGTAAAATCCCCTGTTAATTCATCAAACGTTAAATTCTTATATATCGCCCCTGCATCTAATAACATGCGTTCTGGTGTTGCGTTTGTAACACCTACTGTATTAACTGCCATCATATTACCTCCTGTATGTTAATAAATTCGTCCTTACGTCATATCGTTTTATTTGTTCATCGGGATCGGGAACCAAACCAACGAAAGGTTTAGATGTGATAATTAAGTTATGTTCATCTAAATGCCTGTACCGTTTTAAGGCTTGTTTAACATCCTCCGCAATACCTATAGCTATTGCGTGTGAAGTTGATTCCGATCTATCCCAACAGCTAACTTCAAGCGTGTAATCATCTCTATCGTTTTCTGTTCCATCAACAGGTAGCAGCTTATAAGTTGCGTGAGGATATGGAGTAGGTATTTTACTGCCATCCTTTAATGTTATTTCCGCAGGAGCAGGGGAGGGATAGGTTTTATAGTCATGTGCATTATTAATCTGTTGATAGATCACAGGTAATAAATCAATCATATTTTGTAACTCCCCTCTGCTATTTTCTTCAATTTGGACAAGTTCTGCATAATGCCATTGTGTAGATAAGGATTAGCTGACATGCGACTGGTTCCTTGGTGTACATAGACGGGATATTCTTCGTTAGTCAACTGCGATCCGATATATACACCAGTCTTGTCCGACTTGTAATCTATTGAACTACGTAAAGAACCACCTATACGACCATCATCGTATTGCCCTACAGGTGTAACAGCTTTTGTGAACCCTCTTGCTGCTAATCCAACAGCTTCCATCATCACTTCATTTGCTTGTTCCATCTGTTGTTTAACTTGCTTAAGATTTGATTTATAATATTTAACCAACTTGATCACCCTTATATTCCAAAGTGATTTCTAGCTGTCTGTTTAAGTTATTAGGATTGTCTACATCTTTAATAGCATAGATACCTTCATTAATAATCATGCGATCCGTTACTTTGACATCTAATATTTCAAAGATGATAAATACATGCGTAGATATTTGACCGATCTTTTCACTAGCAAGCACCTCATCGCCACTAAGCTTGTCTAGCGTGCCGTCAATAGTTAGATAGTTTGTATAGTCATAGATTTCTCCGCCCATACCGTCACTGGTTGTGGTGTAACGTTGCGTAACAGCAATCATGGCCATCTAATCCTACGTTTGAGACCTCTTAATATATCGGCTGGATAGTCGGTTGCAAATGACACTGAATGGCGTGATAGACTTTCGGACGTGATACCAGTCTTTCGGTTCATATCGTATTCAACCATCTTAATAACATTTCGCTTGTAAGCTGTAGGTAATTCAGTGATATTACAATACTCTTTGATAGATTCCTCGGCTAATTCAATCAATAATGTTATTTGAGCGTCTTTCGTGTCGCTAGTAATACCTATCGCTGTTTTAAATTCGTCTTTTGTGACCAATCAGATCACCCCTTTAGTCGCTCAATAAGTGTTTCTTCTTTCATATTTGCATAACCTTTGATTCCTTTTTCTTTCGCTTGTTCTTTTAATTCATCAAGAGTTACTTCTTGTTCTTCTTCCTGTTCCTCTTGTTCTGTTTCAACCTCTTGTCCTTCGGTGTTCCTTTGTTCGGCTTGCCTTTTGACATTTGCTTCACGCTCCTGTTTTCGTTTCCGTTCTTCTTCTATAAAGAATCCCGTAAAATCAGAATGTGGCATATTATCATCCTTTCACAAAAATAAAAGGGAGCTATTAAGCTCCCTTTTACTTATCCGTTTGTAATTACTCGAACAATACGTGTTTTCTTTTTGTCATAAACTCGATCGTAGTTGTCCGCTAGAGCCATTTCTGCCATTGTTGGCATTTCGCCAGCAACAGAACCCTCAGTCCATTTAAAGCCACGAGGATGGATAACAAAACGACGACGATTGAATAGTAAATCTTCTCCCTTAGCTGCATTACGTGCCGTTTCAGTTGGAGTTTTAGGTACACCTTCCTCATAGCCAAACGCACCTGCTGCGAATAGGTAAGTTGTGTACTTTTTACCGCTTGTTGCACCATCTACAACAGGAACCCCGTCATCAATAACAATCGTTTTCCCATTATAAGTACCAAAACCAACATCAATATCTGATTCGGGCAGATATTCAATTAATTGTTTCTTTTGCAAATTAGAGTGTACTTGAGAGTGCATAGCAAGCGCGCTAAACTTTCCTTTTGCATCACCTAGTAATTGTGCCCCGTCAATAAAAACATCTCCGCTCGCTTCTTCTCCTGTCCCATCTTCTGCTGAAACATCAAGAATTAGATCTCCGTCATCGTTAGCTGCGTTGTCAGCAAAAACTCCGTTAGCAGAAGCAACTAGGATTCGTTGAAAAGCACGTTCCCAGTAGTTACCCACTCGAGATCCGATAGCTGCCATTGGATCAGACCCAGCTAATTCAGCTGCTAAATCCTCGCTCGACCAACCTTGACCAAAAGTAAAAATTCGCGCAACGTCTTTTCCTGTACTAATTTTTTGTACTTCAATTGCAGAATCAGACTGTATCGCTTGAGGATCCCCTTCTAGATCATTGAAAAATGGCATATTTACCGTGTCCCCGCCATTAGGAATAGTTAAATTCGGTACAGCACCGATAATCCCGCTCTTGAACAAAGCTGATTTTTCAACTGTTTCATTTATTACATAATTTGTGAATACCTCTGGTACAATAATGTCACTTACTCGTGTTACTGGCATTTAAAATCTCTCCTTTTTTATAATCCAAATGTCGCAGGATTTCCCCCTGCTTGTAAAACTAATTGTTTAGCTTCTACTGGCTTTTCTTTTACAAGTTTCATTTGCTCCGTTAAATTGAATGAATCCTTACTAAACGGATTTTTAGTTGGTTGACCCACACCGTTTCCACTAGGTACAGGAGTGCGACCACCTAGCTTATTAGGTTCATCTTCACCAAATAAATAAGCATCACTTTCCTGCAATGTCTTTAACTGATCTTCTAGGCCTTCTAACTTATCACCATTTAGCTTCAATGATTCAATATTTAACAAAGCCTTAACAGCTTTAGGATTACGCGCCTTTGCTCCTGTCAACTCTTTTTCAAGTTTGAAGTCAAACGCTTGCTTATCTAACTTAGATTGATAGTCCGCTTGTGTCTGGGTGTTAGCTGTTTTCAAGTCTTCAATCTCTTTCGTTAGTTCTTCATTACCTTTAGCTGTTTCAGACAATGTATTTAGTTGTGTATCTCTTTCTTCGATCGTGGCCTTTTGATCTTCAATCTGTTGTTTCAAGCTATCAATGCCTTCTAATTCATCTTTAAGACCATTGACTGTTTCGCCATGTTCTTTCATGACTTTGTCTACCTGTTCGCTATCCAAGCCTAAATCTGTTAGAAATTTACGTTTCATATCCATTCTCCTTTTACGTTTGGTTACGCAGTTCAGTCTGCGAAAAGTTTGTATTTCACACATACAATTCGATTTATTGCATTAAAAATAAGCCTTTTAATGACTTGCTAAGGTCGAATTGTAACGGTAATAGTTGTTTAATGTAATGAATCATTTAATCACTACGCTCTCATTAGCTTTACTTATACGCTCTGTATAATGTTCTATTTCCGATTCACTCACGTTATCTACATCTGAGTTAGTCAGCTTTTCTAAATGTTGCCTAATCAGTCCTAATTCACGTGCTATTATCTTTGCATACTTATCCTCCATTAAATCACCCCATAATAAAAAGCCACCCTATTTGGACAGCTTTTCTGTTTGAAACTCTGATTCTTTTTGAAGATCCAAAGGTATCCATATCATTTCTTAAAATATAATACCGTCTTTCTTGTAATTATTGTACGTCTCATATTCTGTTACTCCTACACCTCGTACCAGTTTACTATTTGGCTCGAATCCTCCAACTATCTCGATCATTTCACAGCGACAATTTATATCCTCGCTAGCCGACCCTAGCATACCAGGTGCAGATCCTGAACCGTTCTCTCCTTCAAAGTCTTCATCAAGATCAATCACTACACCATCTAATTCTTGGTGGCTATCTCTTGTGCTTCCATCACCAGATGATAACCATTGCTTTTTAATGTCTATGCCTAACTTCTCTCCACGTTCCATACTAGCTAATGTGCCAGAACTTCTAACTCTATGACCTTCTGTCTGTGCTATCGTTATGGCTTTCTTTGCCCCTATATCCATACGCTTTTTAATGCGTTTGGCTGTCTTCCCATATGACTCACCTTGAATAAGGCCTTGCGCTAACTCTTCACGTAGTTGTCTAGTGAGCCTTGCTTGATTATCCTTATTGCGTTGCAGGAAACCAACACGATCTAACGGATTTTCTATAGATTTTTTAACTAATTCATTACTTAACGCTGTGAATTGTAAATCAGCTTTAACTGTATTGGATAGCACGTATGCTGTTGAGTAGTAGCTTTCCTCATACATCACACGTTGTGATTTTAACAGGCTATTAGCAGACTTTCCCGTTAGCTTACCTATTTCATTAGCAATCTCTTTTTCAAGCTTAGATAGTCTGTTATACTTCTGTGCTTCTATCCAATCACCATTAGTCTGTTCATATAATGTTGCTATCTTACCTCTTAATTCTTTTAATGCTACTTGGTAATAAGCTATCATTTCTTGTTCTGTCTGTTTTTCTAGATTGTCGAGATGGCGTTTACGTTGCTTTTGCCATTTATTCATCTTCCTCACCTTCAACAGGAACAATAGGATCTATCGGTTTATCAAGATCAACTTCTCCTTCTTCTTCCTCTTCTAAACGTTCCTTCTCTAGTTGTGCATCAGATACCCAAGGATGATTCTCCATTATAGTCTGTTTACTAATGACACCCATACTCTGTTGTGCCATATTTACTGTTTCTTGATCGTTCATTAACATTGATTTATTAAATGTAAAGCTAACCTTCTTATTGTCAAAGTTGCCTTGATTTGTCATTCTTGCATACTCACATACAAACCACATAAATGTTCTTAACGCCTTAATAAACTTTCTTTCGAGTACGTTAGCTTTCATATCCAGCAAACTAAACAAGAATTTTAACGCGATACCACTAGGACTATTGCCGAACTTATCTGTTCCAACATCTACGCCCTGTCCTTCTTGATATATCGTTTCACGTAAACGATCCAAATATGATCCGATAGAATCCATTGGTACTTGGCCTTGCTTTATATTAACAGCCCCACCTTCAGTAACAGCAACGCCTTTGTATCGCTTTAAATTAGTGACAGCATGATCTAAGTCTTCGCCATCATAACCAACGATCTCATATAAAAACTGTTGTACGTCCTCTAGCGTGTTAGCTGTATCGCTCATTAATATATCGTACAGGTCAATCGTATCTTTATAAAAAGTTAAATCAGATACTTCTTCTTCGTTATTTTTAAAGTTGATGAAGGGAACCATCTCCCATCCATAACCATCACTGGCTGTACTGTTACCATAATCAATATGTGCTCTAGGATTGATCTCTTCGTTTACATCAATAACAATTTTCCCATTTATAATTTCATAGTAAGTAACGGTTTTTTTATCCCAAAATTCAACCTTAACAATATCATCGTGATCCAATGGATAGAAACGTATAAAGGCTATTAGATTCTTTTGTGGTGTCCTGTCGTAAATAGGAATACCCTCTTGAGCAGATATGATAATGTATTGAAACTCACCGTCTTCATCAATATAAGGATGCAACCACTCTGTCCCTTTGTTAGATGCGTTTTTGACTAATTCTGTGAGTGTATCGTCAAAGTCCTCACCCAATATGACAGTCAAAGTTGAAATGTCCTCTTCCTCTTTATATCCAATTGTTACTGGATCACCTACAAGATAACCAACTTTTTGATCTACTAATAGCTTGTGCCATCCAGAAGCAAGCTTGTTGTTTGTCGCATCCTCATCAATGACTTTTTGACCATCATTTGTATACTTTTCAATATCGCGACGAACTATCTTATTCCGTTTGAAATAGTAATCCTCGCCTTGATTCATACTAATTGCTGTATATTCATGCTTATCAATATATTCCTTGATAGTGTCCATCTCAACTGGTTTCTCTTGCTCTAGTAGCTTATTTATATATTCCGTGTATGTTGGTTCCATTGGGTACAATTTGCTTCACCTACCTTAATTAATAAATGTAATCCCTTTAGGTTTCATGTAATGAGCGCCACCATATCTTAGTGCGGCCATGGCATCATCAAATATGTTTACCGGTTCATCCAAATAAACATTTAACTTTTCATCCTTACGCCATTTCCATTGCTGTATCTCACTTATCGTGTTTAAGCATTTAGGATGTATGTGTATGGTTCTTTGCTTTAGCCAGTCGATCTGAGCATTAACGCTACCTTTACCCTTCTTAACTGGATAAGCTCTATACCCTGCCTTCTTCCACATCTGAATACGGTCTGGCTCAGCAGAATCACAAGGCATTTGCAATCGCTTATTCCAACTTCTTTCGTTAGCGATCGTTATTAATTCATCTGTGTCCTTCTCGTGCTCATATATCTCATCACACACAAAAATATCCCCATCCTTATATCCAAGGTTGAGGATTGCGTTAGCGTGATTAAAACCAAAGTCTTGGCAGTTAATCGTGCTGTCAAACATTGATGCATTTATATCGAACTCATGTATTAATACGTTTGTAAGAATTAATCCACCGACCTCTCCCCATTCTCCTAGACCGTATATTCTATAGCCGTCTGGATCTTGATGTTTACGTCTTTCCATTCTTCGATGATAAGCTTCATCAATAAAACGATTTTCTAAATAAGTTGAATGATGCGTGAATATATCATCGTCTTGATAATCAAAGTATTTCTTTTTAATCCAATGTTGCGCGCTAACAGGGTTAAATGTCATTGTGATCTGATAATATAAATTAGGATTATCTAATATTCCACGTAAACGGTCATCTAATATGTCTACATCGTTCTCGTATAACTCTGTGGATTCTTCTATCCATATCCATGTTAGCTTGCCATGAGCAAAGTTAATTGATTTTAGCTTCTCTCTATCCTTCTCATGTTGTACACCTCTAAATATGATTTCATTTCCTGTCACATTCGATTTAAGCGTCATAGCCGATTCGTTTACGTACCAATAATGTTCCGCTTTATCTCCGTATATTACATTAATAGCGCCCTTTAATTCAGCAAACGTTGAATACCTGTTAGACACATCAACCTTACGCAAACAAAGAAGGTTAGCTCCTTGATATTTAGGATCTGATAACTTTAAAATATAATCCTGTGCAATATCAACGGACTTTCCACTACCAGCCGATCCTTTTAATATGCGATAACGTTTTTTGCTGTTATTCGCTTCTTTAAATGTCTTGTTGAATTTAATTTTCTTCGTCGTCACCATAATCAATCACCAAATTCATCCCTAAGTCGCTTTCAATTTTCTTTTTATCAGTCCACATAGCATAACGTTTGCCTAATAGTTCAGCTGCTTTCGTTCTATCGTTTGTATCGGATCGTTTGTCATTTCTTTCTACACTTGATCCAAAGTCACCATCAGAAACAACAAGCAACACTTCATCTTGTACTTCACCACGCAATACGGATGTTAAATACTCCATGACTTCTTGTTGATCAGCAACCTTTTCAGTCTTTAGTTCTTCTAGTCGTTCTTCTATATAAGCAGAAACGTTAGCATTTGTTAGCAGTCTACTCGAATTGGCTCTTGCTGTCGAATCCTTCTTAACGTTCTTGTATGCCATCTTATAAGCTTCTGAAGCATTACCAGTGATGATATACTCATCAGCGAATTTTTGTTGTTTTAACGATAGTTTCTTACTCATGGCATACCACCACCTCCAAATTTATTTTAAACATAAGAAAAAGCACCACAATGGGTGCTTTTAATATTATTAAATAAAATGATTATTGTTAACTAATTCGTAATACTTTAGATAAAAGCTTTCTATATCCTCACCTGTAATCTCATCTCCAACATATATCGTTTTCTCTATGTGAAGATGAAGTAACTCCATTACAACATCGTTCGCGTTTCTTCCTGTTTTGTTTTCCATGCAATCACCTACCTTCCATCGAACACTTTCGACAAAAAGAAAGCTTTTTCCTGCTTATTTCTACTATCTAACATATATAGAATAAATATATAAGACTTTCAGTCTTTAAAATCTTTAATACTAATTAATAAAGAGCTCTTATAAGAGCCCCTTACCAATAAGATTAAATCGTATGACAGTCGTATGACAAAGATTTTCTACTATTTATTTTTTTCTTCGCTCGATCAACAAATGTTTGTACACTCGGCTTTTTAATATTCAATTCACCCGCAATTTGTTGCATGCTGTAACCTTGAGCGAAATGTAATAAATAACATTGTCTTTCTCTGTTTGATAAGTCTAATAACAAATTGTAAATTTCCCTCTTTTCTTCTTCGCTTAATTCGCGATCTTTTGGTTGAATATCTAATGATGGAATAAGGTCAACATCAACTAATGCACGTTTTTGATACGCAGAACGTTTGTCAATCCCTCGCATGTTGCCTGGTCTGCGTCCTTTTTTCATCCAATCGATAGAAAATGTCATACTTGATACCATACCATTAATTTGTGATTTATCTAATTTATCAATTTTAGAATCGCTCAATTCCGAATGTTGTCGTTGCAACTCCTTACGTCCCTCTTCATACTGGATGATTAATGTATCTGCCCAATTCTCCAATTCAATACTATTCATTCCATCCAGCCCCTTTTTCCCATAGTTGCTGTACATAATGACTACGTTTAATCGGCTTCTGGATCTTTTCGGGATTATCATTTTTATAAGATTCCATACTTCCATAGTATTTACGGTCTTTCGACCGTCTTTGCTCGTTTATTTTAGCCATTAACATTACCCCCTAATATAATAAAAAAAGGACACCGAACGGCAGCTATTACGCTGTCAGTCAGTGTCCTCCAGTTGGCTGGTAGAACTAATTTGAATTATTTTCTTTTTCCAATTCTTGTTTAGCGAAATTTTTCAGTAAAACTAGTTTTGTGATTCTTCTTTTTATACAAAATTGCATATAACCACAACCTATAAATATTATTACAATCATCAACATAAGAGTAGTAAAACCTGTGAATATAGTCGTGGTTATTCCTATAAGTCCTAATGATTCCTGCACGATTAATGACAAAAAACTTATAGCAAAGCCCAGCAGGATATAAAAGGTCTTATTCTCTTTTTCCCCCTCGATTGCAGAATCAGTAATAGAAACTATGTTTTTAAGAGTTTCTATTTTAACTAAATCAGATTGATCATCCTTAATAAATTTACGTAGATATTCCTTTTTTAATTGATTTAAGTCTAAAGAATCATCAAGGTGTATTTTATTCACTAATTTGTAAACTACTTTAGCTTCACTATAAAAATGATTTGACAAATTCCCTTGTATCCTGGAACAAAATTTAATTACATCAATAGTTTTTTTCATTTAGTATTAAAACTACCTTCCTTCTCTTCAATTATATTATTTATTATTATTTTTATCATTTCAATACGCCTCTTTTCTTTAGTTGATTCACTATAAATATAAATTAAAACAGCTGTTGCGATTAAAATATTGGTAAGTATATAAAGGAACTTTGCAAAACTTCCAGTGACACTACCTTCATTCGTAGTAAAGATATTATAAAAATTTGTTATTGCTTTATCGGTTGTTAATGCCTTTGTTATAATTCCGGTTAATATTACACTACCTGCCCCGAAAAAAACAGTATTGAATTTATTTAGTAAATTATTTTTACTATGTAATTCTAAATAGTCTTTCAACAGTACATAATCACTTAAATTGGGACCAACTTTATTTTTTATTTGTTTTTTTATTTCCTTCAAATTATCTAACAAATCTTCTTGAACAGTATAATTCGATACTTTAAGTACAAAATCATTATCAAAGTCAGCCTTACCTAACCATTCAAAAAGTAACAGTTTACCTGGTTTCTTTTCTTTTCTTAATCTCTTTATTTCATTTTTAGATTTAATAAATAAATTAATGTTTATTAATTTTAGTGTTAGATATGGTATAAAAACTAACGTAAATAATCCAATGAAAATATCACTAAATTTAGAAAAATATAAAGATGCTACAAATACTACAATAAACATTACTATAAAGAGCGATAATTCAATAAATGTTTTTCTAATCTCCAAAAAAAATCCTCTTGTCTTTTTCAATCAGGTTCCAGCCCTTCTAGATTTTTTAATAAACCTTCAAAATCCCTGAATATCTTTTATTAGTACATAACCCTCTCTCCTATGGCCAATAATTACTCCAAAATAATAATTCATCTACTTCACAAATAATTTATCACACGTTATATATTTTAATCAGTTTACTTTCATCGATTTCAATACCGAATTTTTTTAATTTGATCTCATTCTTTTTCAAAAATAAGCTCAACATTTCTTTTTTATCATCCTTTATACCAAAATGGATGCGTCGATGGCAGTTAGGACATAATGCAACTATATTTCCAGGCACATCCAAGCTATACTCGAACTGTCCTTGAACGCCCATTGGTATCAAATGATGAGCTTCAACAAAGTTTTTATTTGTTCTTTTGGATTTGAATGTTAAATGAGTTTTATTGAATTCACATTGGTAACCTGATTTCTCTATAGCCTCTTTAGCTTTTTCAGGATTTCTTAAATATAAAGAAACATTAGTATCACTTTTGCTATCAGGTCGTTTTTGTGGTTCTTCTGGTGTTTTACTAGCTTTTGCTATAGAAATATCTTCTTGAAATTTTGTATCTTCGATCACTTCATCATAAATTATTTCATCAACTACATTATCCAGTGATCGATTTCCCATAAAAGTTCGAATGTTTTCAAGAGCTTCCAACAAGATAGTTATATCGCCATTAAAAGATTTATCATCTGGCAAACTACTTGATGGATAAAACTTAGCGCAAATATTTGCAGCTTCATAGTTTCCTGCACTACTTCCAAGTGACTTGATATTAAAGGCATTAAATTCATTTAATGGAAGATTCAAATTATCTCTTAAATAACTAGCTACATTTCTCATTTTCTCTTTCGGATTGTTGTTATTAAACTTCTTAGTCAAATACTTAGTTCCTTGATTTAGTGACAGATAATAGCCAGACATATCTTTTCTAAACAATAGAACAACATAAAATCCTTTTTCAGCACTTTCAGTTATACTCCTATCAAATATAGCTATCCAAGGTGTGAAGGTTAAAATACCACTCCCGTATGAACCTTGAACTTTGTATTTATTATCATTCAAATTTAGGCTGGTCTGAATAGCTTTAGGAAGTTCATATACAGTCGTTATGCCAATTGGATGACTGCTAGGTTTACTTTTTCCGTTTTGATAAAATTCTTCATATCCATTTAATACTTTTTTGAATAGATTCTGCATAAATATCCCCTTTTTACTGAGTAATACGGTACAAAAATCAGTAACTAATTTATTAGAACTAATTACCAACCCTATTACATTATACGACACTTTACGCTAAATTTCCTTTAAAAAAGGACACCAATTAAGTAGATGCATGTGCAACTGAATTAATTAGTGTCCTCCAACTATCCATTAAATTTATTTCATTAGTTGGCTCTAACCTTTAATAATATTTACTGATGGCAAATCTAAATTTACTCGTTTTTCATTAATTCGCTCCATACCTTTATCGCAATATCCTTCTTCTAGCTCAAACCCAATCCAATTTCTTTTGGTATTGTCACAAGCAATCGCAGTAGTAAATGCTCCCATACAATTATCTAAAATAACATCACCTCTATTAGTATATGTTTTAATCAAATACTCAAACAAAACTAACGGCTTTTGAGTTGGATGGAATGTTTTGCTATCCCTTGAAAAATCTAAAATAGACTTCGGATAATTAGAATGTGTTGTCGTGTATTCTTTCATTAAGCTTTGGTCGTTTTGTTTGAATATGCCTCCAGTACTTTTACGTTTACCTTTTCTAACTTTCAAAAGAGGTACAATCCCTTGTGGATGATATGTCGGTAACTTTTTATAAAAGACACAAATATTTTCATGATTTTTTAAAGGCATTTTCTTTGCATTCTGAAAACCTGTAGTGTGCTTTCCTTTTTTCCAAATCCATTCATAGCGAAACCAACTCATATTACTTGCTATTAACTTAGTGGTAAATGGCTGGCTTGCTGTTAGCACAATAGCTCCATTGTCTTTTATAACTCTTTTATATTGTTTCCACAGATCTTCAAATGGAATTATTTCGTCCCACCTACAGTTAGTAGTACCATATGGCAAATCACATAGTATCATATCAACTGATTTATTAGGGATAAGTTTCATCCCTTCAATGCATTCCATATTATAAATCGTGTTTTGTTTAATATTCATTTCTTTTCCTCTCTCAATATAGTAATATAAGCTAAGGGGAACACTAGTTCTTTTTTAACCTTTTTTTAGAGACCTTCTGCTAGGTCTCTTTTTAAAAAACAAAAAGACACTAAAAGACAGGAACCCCATCATTTAGTGTCCTCCAGTGTGCTGGTAGAACCTATTTATTCTTTTTTTCTTCTTTCTCTTGTCTTTTTTTTATCCTTTTTTCATTTTCTTTTATTGTAGGCATTTTGACTTTTCTCTTTTTTTGTACTACCTCGTAGTGAAAAAGTGTAGTTAATGTTTCACCTTTAAACTGATAAGTATTGGGAATAAATACCCTAAATTGCTGTCTCCATGTTGTAAAATTAATATCGTCATAATATAAATTAAGTAGTAAAATGGGCATTTTTTTATCTTCAAACAATGAATCAAGAAAATAATTATTTAATAATATTAAGAAATAATCAGGTAATTTTATGACATTATTACTATTTGGCCTTATAACATCTACACTTCTGATATAAGGAACAATATCCGTTCCTGTAATCACCTGATTCGGCTTTTCTTTGTGAGTATATTGAAGACTTAGGGTGTATTTGCCTTCTTCTTTATTTAAAGCTTTTAATTTATAGTCTGAGTACTTTTTTTCTAAATTTTCTTTTTCTAAAAAATAATCAAAATTTTCTATAGAATAACTATATGAAACGTTAAAAACGGGAGTATTACCATAGTTCCAAATTGGAAGAGTAGTGTTAGAAAACTTCTTTGGGATACTCCCTGTCTGATCCCAATCATCCATAATATGATCAATCTTTGTTTCTATATTCTTAATTCCAGGCACAATTATTGGTTCTTTGTTTTTTTTATCCAACCTTGACTGAGTATAAATCGAAAACCAAGAAGCTATAGCTGCTATCATAGCGATAGAAACTGCTATTACTTGTATATATTCTGATGTTGAAAAGCACTGCCAGTAACCGTTACATGCTTCTTTCACTGTGATCTCCATTTTCTCAAAAATCCTCCCCCTCATCTAACAACAAAACTCTCTCATCAAGCCTTACAATTTTATACAACCTCCTTTTCTTCTAATATAGAATTCAACACTTTTACTTCATCGAATTCAACCAATGTTAGCAAATCAGGATCAAAGTGCAACATTAATTCCATTAGATTGAAACCGTAATCTGACCAGCAGATACAATATAATAAGTATTTTTCATCGCTACTTACCATGGATAGGAATAAGTTAAAATACATTGACTTTTGTTCTGGGCTAAGCTCCTTATCATTATAAATAATTATTAAAATGCTAAGAAAATTTTTGTAATAATGATCTATACCATACCCAAATTCTTTAACTACTTGATTAATTTTACAATCAATAAACTCTATCAATTTGCTCTCGTTAACTTTCCCCTTTTTTTCTAAATATTCGTTAATATCGTGATATACAAGATACTTTAAAAATCTAATTCCATCTCTTCCTTCATGAGTTTCATGTACCACTCCTTCTCCTTCATAGCTAGAAATAGTATTTTCGAAATGGATATTCCTTAAAATCTCATTATAGTTAGTTATTAAGTTAAAAAAAGTATTCTCAAACCGTTGAAGAGACATTGTTTTATTTTGTTCTTGAAACTCTTTTCTTGTTTCACTTAATTCTTCTCTTTGCAATTCAAGCTCTTCCCTCTGCATATGAAGCGTAATAAACAATAATACAACGCTTGCTAATGTAAAGATTGGTACAGTTGCTCCTGAAATCCAGTTGCTAACGGATGCAAAATAACTGGCATACCTTTCCACTTCATTAATCCCATATTTTTCAGAAGCCATTTCCGCGAAAAACTTTGTTGAAATTGGCAGTATTACTGATAGAAACATAAATCCAGTTAAAAATAATATTATTGTTTTTTTGAATTTCAAAAATCTTCCCCCTCATCAAACTTTACCCTTTTTACCTTACCTTGGTGCGTAATAACTCTCGTCTCTCCATGCTCAGGCAAATAGGTAAGTTTAGCTTGTCCTTCACAGTATACGACACAAAACGGCTTATTACCTTCCAATTTTACGTCTATTTGTAGTCTTTTGTCACTTACCTCTAATGGTATAGAATTCAATCGCATGCAACAACCCCCTATTTTATAGCCCCGAAAAACTCAAACCTCACACCAACCTTCCAATTTATTAAATGCCAGTACAGATAGATTTAAATCATACTGATATTCGAATATCTTACGTTTAATAGCGAATTCCTTCGTAACATGACCTTTTATGTCAACAATCTCTATCGAATCGTCAGCATGCTCTATTTCAAAATCAGCGACATACTCTATTTTTCTAATAGTCTTGTTATCTTTCTTGTACTTCGGCTGTAACTCGTATCTAGGTTGCAGGGAGAAACTTTTAATCTCCCCGATCCTTTTACGTATAAGTAATTCTTGATAGTATTTAGCTTCTAGCTTACTATCAAATTTATGGCCATCAATGACAACTTTCTTATTGCCGTATTTGCTGCGCTTTTGCTTAATCACATAAACCACAACAGCAATCCGCTAATGCTCATTGTCGTAAGTAATAACAGTATGGTTAAGCATTTAATTACGCCTACCTTACTTTCGTCTCTCAACTTGTAATGATCCCTCTCATGTCTTAAATGAGCTATTACGCTATCCTGTTTTAATTTACTTTTAGCTGCTTCAATATCAATTTGTGTTGTTATCATTTGGATCCCCCTAGTAATTAGCTAATAGTTTGCGTGTTTCTTTTGCATTGGGTACTGCTTTATCTGCTACAGCGCTATTGTGATTGCGATCCATCCACTCATTAAATTTACGGTTACGATCACCTATGCTGTCTTTCGGATCAAAGTATATTACGCTTTTCATTTCGTTCATTCCAATCCCTCCTAAAATTCTTTTCTGCGGTAGTCATTACCGTTTAATTGAATCGGATCTGTATTTTCCATAACTCTTGAAAAGTTACGTTCTCCGACCCATCCTTTTAACTCCTTGCTGTTTAAGTTAGTTGTGTAGATCGTTGCTTTCCCTGCTCTATCATCAATAATTTCGAATAGTTTAGGTGTAGTCCATGGTGTTTTATGTTCAGCACCAATATCATCAATGACTAGCAAGTCCACGTTTTTCATAGCGCTCATTAACTGATCTTCTGTTGGGCCATCATTGTTGTAAGTATCTTTAATCTTTGTTAGTAATTTCGGGAAGCTGATAAATACGCACGTTTTACCTTTTTCCATTAACGCTTTAGTGATCGCTACTGATAAATGACTTTTACCTGTTCCGTAAGATCCACTAAAGAGCAAATTTCCTGTTCCATTAAAATCGGCAGTGTATTTCATAGCTATTTGTTTAGCACTTCTTTGATCGTTATTAGTAGCTTCATAGTTTTCAAATGTTGCACTAATCAGTGACTTATTTAGTAAGCTGTGACCATCAAAGTGTTTAAGCATCTTATCTGACCGCAATTTATTACGTCGTTCCTTCGCTTCTTTAGCAATTGTTTCGGCAAATTCTTTTTTTGAGCAGATACAGTCGTAATCTGCAATTATCTTTTCACCTTTTCGCGGTCCGATTGGTATAGTTAGTTCTGTACGTTTTACTTTCTCTCCACAATCTGCACATATGAATTCTTCTAATACTTTAGGTTGAATCGCATGAAAAGCTTTTGTTTCCTTTATGGATTGCATGATCTAACCTCCTAGAAACCATAATTTCGTGTATCTTCTTTCTCGTCATTACGAATTGGCACTACATTATTAGTTTTTGATTTCTGTTTAAACTGCGTTTCATGTAATCTAGCTTGTTCAATCGTTTCAATACCCGCTTCTTTCCAGTTCTTCAATACAGCTTCAAAGAACGCTACACCTTTCGCTTCTTTCTTAACTGCTACTTTCATTGCTGCAAGAAGTAAATCTTTTCCGCACTCATCAAACAGCTGTACGATCAACTCTGTATTAAAAGGTGATTCTGTTACTCCTTTTTGCAGGTTCTGTTGGTAGAAATGAATCACTTCTGAAAAGTCGTTATCGTTATTATTACTATTAAATAATTCTTCACCATTCTTAAACCCTTCTTCACCATTCTTGTTTGTGTTCATTTGTTGTTCATTTGTTGTTCGTTTGCTGTTCATTTGCTGTTCACTTTCTTGATAATGTTTCCAGTTAATTATTGATATGACGCTGTATTTACTGGTTGTTTTGATGTTCAACATTTGTAACTTTTCTAAACTTTTTAAGTTACGAAACCAAGTACTTTCACTTTGTCTATATTTGGGCTTCATTCCTTCGTTTAATTCGCTTGTTATAACTTTTCTTCCAGTAATAAATTGACCAGGTTTGAGGTTTACCATAGTTTCTCCGACTAATATTTCATGTTCTTTATGAGAAGCTTTCATTAAACAGTACATCCATAACTTAAGATAATTTGGATCTTCCCAAACTTGGCTTTTCATCATCTTTCTATATAACTTGATGTATCCTTGCATGTCAGTCCTCCTAACTGGTCAATATCTATTATTCTTTAATACAAACCGCCGTCCTGCCCCTATCCTCAATTCTCACTAATTTATAACCAGGTGCGCTACAACTAATGTAAGCCGCAACGTACCGTTTGAAATGTTGTCCATCTGTAGCTAGACTTTGATAAAATAGTGGTATCGGTGTTTTAAATTCATTCATTTCCTAATTCTGCCGAAGCTTGTTTCATATCTTCGTCGCTAATTTCGCTGTATTCACCATCAACAATCTCTGCATCTTGTTCTTCTTGTTCGATAGGGTCTTTTTCATCGTTTGTATAAGCTTTTTGCATATCGATAGACAAAATACCCCACTTATTAAGCATGTTTCTAATGACTGTTTTCTTTGCCATTGCATCCCAATCGTTTTTCCAACCAAAATCCGATTTACTGAATTTCTTTTTGTGTTTTTCAATCTCAGCTTGTGACCAGTAAACTGTTTTTCTAAATCCGTTTATTAATTGAAAATATCCTGTATAACCTATAACCTTGTCCGATTTCTTTGCTTCAAAATCTAATTCAAGTTCTTCTGTTAGTCGGTTCCAAACCTTTAATTCACCTTCATATACTTCAATAACGTTAATGTTCTTGTATTGAGCAGTACGTAATGCTAACTGGATATAACCTTTATAACCCAATTGGAATTGTGCCTTATTACCGTAAGGAACGATCCACGCATAACCTAGATTCTTGTCAATTGGTAGATCTAATGTAGCTGCAATCATCGCGCTCGAGATAACACTCATTGGTTCTGACTTCTGTAAGATTTTTTCATTGTTGTAAAGACTTAAAATTGATGCCGTAAATTGGTTTGACCTTTTACCTAATACTTCCTCAAAACGTTTCATTACAGCAGGCGTACTAAGCAAACCCTTCATTGTTGTTCCTTGTGTGTTATTTGAAACTTGATTATTACTTTTGTTAGCAATCTGATTTTTTAATGATTCATTATTAGCCATTTAACCTATCTCCTTTATGGTAAATTTTCTATAAGTGGTTTCGTTTAGGACTTTGTTATAAACCTCTGAGAAGTCTGTTTTTAATCGTTTTGAATCAATTCTATTAGAAGTTATTGGTTTCCAACCGACTTGATAGTTTCCTACAAAGCCATATTCAGCTTCCTTTAGTTCGCTTTTAATATCGTTCTCAATCTTTTTTTTGCGTGATTCTAATTCTTTTATCTTGTCTTTCAGAGAATATAAAGTACTTATTTTATCCTTGTATTCAAAAGCTAGATCAACTGTCTTATTTGGTTCTGATTTTTCATATCTTTCCTTTAGGAATTGCTCTGCTGCACTTGATCCATCTAATGCAGGAGGAATATTACCAAGAACGTGATGCCTCCAAAAGTGTATTTCTGCATCGAATATCATTTTAATGAGCTCATCGTCACGTTCAACTTCTTTCCATACAAAACGTTGACCACCGATCAAAACAGCTATATAAGCTTTCTGATAACCTGTGATACCCAAGTAATGTTGTATTTGCACTAAATATGATTCTGGTATCTCTTCACTTTCCCATTGATCTTTTAGATACACGCTAGCTGTTTTGCATTCCAACAGTGCATTCTCACCAACAACCTTCCTATCAATGTTACCAAGAATAAATTGATGTTCTGGATGCTTTAAAATAGCGTTTCTGCTTCTCACTTTTTTGCCTGTTCTAACCTCAAATTCTTTAGCAACAACATCCTCTAGTAAGTTACCAAAATAGGCTGCTTCGCCTGCGCTATCCTCTAGTAACGATTGCCCTGTTTTTTCAAGCCACAATTCAAAAGACGTTTTATATTTATTTAATCCAAGAATGATAGATGCATCGCTACCACCAATGCCCTTAGTTCGCATTTCCAACCATTCTGAATGCGACATATTATCTGTCGAAGCAAGTATCTCTATTTGTGCTTTAGCCAATGTGCATACCTCCTATTGATTTTTAACAGTCGATCAACTATAATAAAGTTGATATTTTTAATTAATTGATCGACCTGCTCGTACCTTTGGTGCGAGTTTTTTTATTGTCTAATTTCAAAATCAAGCTCGTTTTTTAAGTACATATCTAAATTACTTGCAAGGACAATGTCACCACTATCTGTTTCATATACTTTGTCTTCAGGGCTTATTTCATCGCCGAATGCATCATGTTCGATATGGTCGACAACTGGATCTTCATAGCCTCTGCGATTAACCTTACTAATAGATGGATGTTCTAAGTCTAGTAACATGTTGACCCTCCTTTAATGTTTCCTTCCAAGCTTCCATTTCAATGTGCTTTACACCAACGTTTAAATCTTCTGTGATGCGATTAATCAACTTCCAATCAATATCCCTTTCTTCCTCTGGATCATGTATAGCTCGTTCAAGTTTCTTTATATTTTTTTGAATAGTGTCAATTCCTTCATGGACATCGTAAAGATTAGCTTGCATTATTGACCCTCCTTGCTATCCAGTAATTTTTGTTCGCAAGCCTTTTTTTCGTCGTCCATTACTTCTTGGTACATTGCAAAAACAAACAATATCGGGGCTACAACAACCATAAATACCATTGCGAGTGTGTCCATCTGATCCCTCCTAAGCTGTTACTAATCCGTAATACATAAATACCAATGTCGCTAGAGCCATCACCCAATAAAAACATTTAACTCTTGTAGGCATGGTTCACACACTTTATTTCCAGATTCATAGAATCACTCCTAATAGATTGATAAGACCTGGCGTTATGTTTGTTAGTAGGTCTATTAGATTATTCATTCCATCTATTGCATTTGGGCCAATATCTGCGATCATTGCTGGATCAATGCCACAAGTAACTGCTATTAACATGTCTTGTCCATTTGTTTCTTTGCACCATCTAATTAAGTCTCTTGCTTTAAGTTCTAATTTGTTATTTTCTAATTTAGATACGTTGCTACGTGATATAAACATGCGCTCTGCCATTTGTTCTTGACTCAAATGTGCCCTAAAGCGCATCTTTCTTAATACTCCTCCGAACTCCAACTGTTTCACCTCCCTCTGTTCCAACTTGGAACATGTTCATGGGTTGAACAGCTATATCTCTGATGTTGTTTTATAATTAAGTTATAGCCAACCCCCTAGTTGGTTCCTTTTAAATAGCCTTGTTTTGTTTTTCTTGTGCGTTTGCCCAATTCATTAGAGCGTTGTAAGAGATAAGGAATTTGCCTTTTTCTCCATTTCTTACACAAGGAAAATCATTATAGTCTGATTGTCTACAAAGTTCATAAACGCTCGTAGTACCTAAACCTAGAATCTTTGCGGATTGAGCGACCGAAAGAAAACGCGGTTGTTCTTTTTCTTTTATATCTAATATTGATTGAAGTTCTTCTCTAACTATTTGGCGTAATTTTTGTTCATCCATTAGACATTCACTCCAAACTCTTGTGATAGCTTTTCAGTTAGTTTGATTTGCCCTTTGCCTGTTATTAACGGTGTAACACTTTCAACATCACCTTGTGTGCGAGAAATCATTGTCACAGTAGTTGTGAATATTCCTTGTTCGATATATTGCTGCTTAGGATTGTTTCTTTCGCGACCATTTTTAATTAAATAACCGTTATCACGTAACCAAGCGAAAAGTTTGTTTCTACCTATCTTGATTCCGTTCTCTTCATAAATCATCTTCGCAAAGGCTCCAATGTTAATTGATGCGGTTGTATTAGAAACGGCCTTACCAAACGTTGTGTACGGCAATTCTTCTTGCCTTTGTTGTTGCAGTTGATCAAACTCTTTTCTTTCGACAATCCATCGTTGCGCTCGATAAATTGGATCGTCATACATATAAGAAGGCTTGTCCATTTCATATGAACCAGTCTTTCTAATAGAAGGAATGACATCGTGTGTTATCCATCTTTTAAATTGTTTTGCTTCTGGTTTTCGACTTGTTAGTATTAGTGAATACAAACCATATTCATTTACTGTTAGTAATTTTTGAATTCCGCCAAGGGTAGGAATACTGTTCGTACCCTTTTCGTCATCATCAATACGTAAAACAGCTTTAGATACATCGGATAAACCTAAAATCTGACACGCATCCTTTGCAACGAACCAAGATTCGTTATCTTTCTCGATAATTCTTAACTCTCTTCCATCAAATACTTTTGTTAATTGATTCATTATTTTTCCTCCTTAAAATCGTCTAATGAAATTTTTAATGCATCTGCAATCTTGCACATTGTTTTAAAAGTAGGATTTGGGTTTGTGCTATTTTCGATATTTTGTAACGTTGATTCTTTAACTCCTGATAATTTTGCTAGATGATAACGAGACATTTTCTTTGATTCTCTGATAGTTTTCAAGATCAATATATAGACCTCCTTAAATTTGATGACCACCATATATGGTGGTATAATAATTTTAGTGCCTGCAACATTTAGGGGGTTTTACATTGACTAACAAACAAAAATTAACGGTTGCAAGAGAAAGTAAAACGGGACTAAACACGCATTTTAAAACTAGTGATGGTGAAATACTCACCCGTGGTCAAGTTGCAAACAACATTGATAGATTTAGTAACTATCACGTTATGAATAAAGACAACAAACGTATTATTCGTTCTAATCCAGATAGAAGCAAAAACAATAATTTAGGTTAATTTTCTTTTGCAGGCACTATTTTTATCTCGTAATCATCATGCATAATGATTTCTTCATTAGAAATCGAAGCGATTAATTCATTTCCTGTCTCAGCATCTACAATTTCGCCCGAACGCTTTCTAGTGACAATGATAGAATCTATAGATTTGTTAATCGGTTGATTCATGAAATACACTCCTTAGACTATTCGTCTTTTTTGTTCACTTCTAGTTAACTCACTGTCCAAAAAAATATAATCAGGACTAGATTTAAATACCTTTGCTATTTTCACAGCTAATTCATAGGTTAATCGACGCTTACCGTTTTCAATCATCCAATAATATTCTTTGGATATACCTACTTGGTTAGCTACTTCTTGGTAAGTTAAGTCTTCTTTATTGCGAATCTTTTTCAATTTATCAAGCGCCATTTTGTATCACTCCTTCGGTTAACTTGAGGTTAACTTTAGTTTAATTCACCTTGAGTTAACTTGTCAAGGTTTTTTGGCCAAAAAGTTCCTTTTTAGTTAACTTCATTTAAATTAACACATGGTTAACCTATAATGAAAGGAGTTGAACTTATTGTTATTAAAGGAGTTAAGACCTATGGATGGAAAACGATTAAGGGAATTGAGAAACGAAAAAAAATTAACTCAATCCGAACTTGGTAAAATAATTAACGTTTCTAAAGTATCTGTATCTGGTTATGAAAGTGGCGATAGAACCCCCGATACGGATAATCTAAGAAGGTTAGCTGATTACTTCGGGGTAACTAGTGATTATTTGTTAGGCAGATCAGACAACCCTAACTCGTCATTAGAAGATTCGAAAATAGCAAAGTTGCTCAACGATCCCAAAACAGACCTTATGTTTAAAGATTGGAAAAACATGAACGAAGAACAAAGAGAAGAAGCTATCAACATGATTAAATATATAATACACAAAGATAAAAAAGGGGAGTAATTGAGTGGGCTTCTTTGATTTATTTAAAAAGAAACAAAAGATAGACATAATGGACAAGCCTGCAGATCTAGAATTCAAACGTTCAGCTAACAATTTATCGGAGGCTCAATATATAGATGATCCTGTTGAAAAGGAAGCATTTCTAAGGGACTGTGAAAAAAGATATTTGGTAGAAGGAAATACTGTGGACTTGCATTTTACATATAACGAGTTGATTAATGTCTACTATAGACAAAGAGATAATTGGAATCATGCATTGGATAATTGTATTGAATGTTGTGAAAAAGACATTGAATTATTTCCCGTCTTCGCAACTAAATGGAAAGAAGAATATGGAGATTCGTCTCCTAGAATACCTTCTTTCGAACGGAAAGCTATAATCCACGAGAAACAAGGAGAAATTAATAAAGCTATCTACATTACAGAATTGGCAATTAAATATAATCTTATCGACAAAACAAAAGGTGGTTTTGAAGGTAGGTTAGAAAGACTGATTAAAAAATCAGGGATTAAAAATCGAGAATCATTCCCAACAAAAGATAAGGATGCAGCCATTAAACAACCTGAAGAAAAACACCTTCCGATCGATGTTGATAGTGACTGGAGAGATGACTTTTTAAAAAAATAAATAATAAATATACACTTTAACCAGTTTATATAATTATAAATAGAAAAATAAGGGGTTAGTTAGTAATGAAAAAACTTTTAGGCATGATGGCAATATTGTTGGTTTTCCTATTGGCGGCTTGTGGTAGCGAAGATAGTGAAACGAATACCACTTCAACTGATACAAATGAAACTGAAGAACAAAATAAAGAGGCAGAAGAAGAACCAGAAGAAATGAGTTCCGAAGAGAATGAATCTACTGAAGCAAAGGTTGGAGACACCATTACGTCAGAAGCTGGAGAAATGACTTTGGTTAGCAGGACAGATGACGTTGGAACTTTTGAAACGGGATCTATTATTATGACTGTAGAAAAAGTAAATGGTGTATCGGGTGTTCTTAGCCCAGAGATGGTTGAGTATTTGGAACAAGAAGAATTAGAATATATTCAAGTAGATATGATAGTCGAAAATACATCTGAAGAAAACATTACTTTTTATGCATCTCAAGCGACAATGACTACCAACACAGGTGAACAATTAGAACCAGATATGTTTCTTAGCGACCACATCGACGGCGAATTTATTGGACAAGTTAATAAATCAGGCTCTTCTTTTTATATATTAGAGAATTCCAAAGCAGAGGATGTTGAATCTGTTAGATTGATATACAGCGCTCCTACTAATGATGACTTTGAAACTGTTGGCGAAGAAGTAGACTTTGAGGTAGAATTAAAAAAATAAAAATGTGGTGCACTTTCAAAAGTGCACCCACTTTTATAAAAAATATACGAACATACATTCTCTTTGGAGGGGTGATTACTTGTTTTATTCTCATCTAGAGGACTATATCAATAATTTATACAAAACGTTATCAATCAACAACCCGAAACAATTAAGTATAGCGTTATTAGCTAAAAAGTTAGATGTCGAAGTTTACTATGGAAATGTGAGTTTCTTATTTGGGGATAAAGTTGTAATTAAGAGATCAACAAAGCAACAAGAATGGCAGGAATTTGGTCATGAGATAGGTCACTATCTTAGACATGTTGGGAATCATCTATCAATGAACACTTTATTTATTAATTTACAAGAATACCAAGCTGACAATTTCGCTTATCACTTTTGTATACCCACTTTCATGTTACAGGAAGTGAAAGACATAAACATTTATACCATTTCCGAAACTTTTGATGTGGATTATGAGTTTGCTAGACATCGATTAGATATGCATAATAACAAGTTGCTTTTTGCTTCTGGCAAGTAAATTTTATATTAATAAGGAGGTTGTTTAAATATGAGAGGTCACATAATTAAGAGAGGTAACAAATATGCTATTGTCGTTGATCTTGGTAGAGATCATCAAAATAAACGCAAACAAAAGTGGTTTAGTGGTTATCAAAAGAAGAGAGATGCAGAGCGAGATTTACCCGGTATCTTAGCAGAGATAGAAACTGGTACTTACGTAGAACCACCTGACATGACAATTAAAGAATACATGGACATTTGGCTTAAAAAGAAAGAAAAAGAAGTTGCTTACGGCACGTATTTCCATTACGAAAACTATGTACGTAAATATATTGTTCCAGGTCTAGGGCGATGGAAAATCAAACAGATAAAACCTATGCAAGTAGAATCGTTTATAGATTCGTTGTCTAATACAAAATTAAGTGAAAGATCTCGGCACCATGTTTATAGAATATTATCATCATCGCTAAAATATGGCACGAAATATGGCATTAAGCAAAATCTTATGAATGATGTTAGTCCACCTAGAGTAAAAAGAAAACATATGCCCTATTGGACTGAAAAAGATATAAGTATATTTTTACCCTATTTAAGGAAAGAACGCTATTTTATTACGGTTTATTTGGCTCTGACGACTGGTATGAGACAAGGCGAGACTTTAGGATTAAGATGGTCTGATATAGATTTTGATAAAAAAGTAATATCTGTTAGGCAACAATTGCGTAAAAAAAAGGACAAGGACGAAAATGGAACTTACGAACTTACAGCACAATTAAAATCTGAATCAAGTTGTCGAACGATACATTTAGATGATAATACTATTTCAGAACTAAAAAAACATCGCAACAATCAACTAAAGGAAAAGGTTAAATGCGGGAAGGATTACAGAGAATATGATTTAGTTACAGCAACAGTAACAGGTAACTATGTATTGCCTAGCAACTTAAACAGATCATACTGGAGAGCGATAGAACGATCAAAGGTAAAGCACATAACATTTCATGCATTAAGGCACACACATGCAACTTTGATGCTTACGCAAGGAACACATCCTAAAATAGTACAAGAGCGATTAGGACACTCTAGCATACAGATGACACTAGACAAATATTCTCACGTTATACCAAGTATGCAACAAGCAGCTGCCGAAAAGTTTGGGGATTTATTCACGGATGAAAGTAATAAAAACAGCATGGAAAAGTAA